AATCTACAAAATTTTAATTTGTACAGCAATACTTTTGTGAAAGACTTTTCACCGATTATTGTTCCTGCAATCTGTACAAAGACATCTTGCGTGTGCAGCATCGAAACTAATATGCCAAAGAAACAAATATCATCGACTATGAGAGTGATACCAATCTATGCAAATTAATACAGAACACTTACATCACTGGATGCAAGCTATTCGACAAAGTCCAGATCCTAAAAGAACCATGGATGCCTTTTGGTCAGGACAACTTAAAAGTAAAGAGTGGTTGATAGTTAATCTAAGAGCACATGTTAAACAATTTGTTAGCATTGATATTCATGGCGGATGGGTTGGAGTATTAGCCAGTATGATATTTCAAAGCGATATGCCCGTTACAAATATTCGCAGCGTCGATATTGATCCCATGTGCGAGCCTATTGCTATCAACATGAATAAAATAGAAGAAATGGTTGGCAAGTTCCGTGCTGTTACAGCAGACATGTGTGAAATACGAAGTGATGCCGATGTTATTATCAACACCAGTTGCGAACACATCACACAGGATCAATACGATCTCTGGTTAAGCGGCATGCCACATAACAGCTTACTGGTACTACAAAGCAATAATTATAATATAGATGAACATGTTAGGATCGCTAACAGCTTGGACGAATTTAAAGAACAATGCCAACTAGGCAGTATTCTGTATGCCGGCGAACTCGAGTTGCCGTTGTACAAACGATTTATGATTATAGGACAGCAATGAAAGAACGTATAATATTAGAGTTTCCTCGCATCAGTGTATTTGATGATGTAATACCACTGGAAGTGTGTGATGCTATGATTGCCAAGTATACCGGAGCAATGAATCCTAACGCTGGGATAGAAAGTCGTGAGCAGACTTACGGACAAATAACAGAAGAAGTAGAACAGCGTAGTATTAGTTGGGACACTGATCCAGCAGATAGACAATACTTTAAATCATTGTTAGCTAATACCGTTGGCATTCCGGAGTCACATGTGGAAGCTGGTGATATATATTTTTACCAAGCTGGCCAATATTTTGGTCTGCATCATGACTTTCCGTATGACCCAAAAGTAGTGCCTTATTACAGCAAAGGTGGAGACCGCAAAGCTACTGCTATATTTTGGTTTAATGATGATTATGAAGGAGGCCGCTGCACGTGGCCAGAGTTAGGAGTCACGGTTGAACCCAAAAAAGGTGGAGTGATGTACTTTGAATATGACTACCCCGATGAAGCAGTCAATATGTCCACAATACACCAGTCCTTGCCAGTCACTAATGGTAACAAGTGGATAGCGGCTTTCTTCATGTCTAATGGTCCTAGGGTAGAATGAACACAGACAACTGGCAACCTTTTTTTAAATACGGAGACGACGGTACGTTGTGTTTAGCTCAGCAAACATACGAACCATTAATTAGCACTGACCGAAAAGTATTCTGCGCTAACTATGACTGGCGAAACAAATATCAACACATGTATGAGTCTCGTGATCTTTACACAGAAGATGTGTGCGACTGGTTTTTTCAAAACGAACTATATCATTTAGAAAAGTTTAAAGATAGATCATACGTACCTAATATACTAGACATTGATCATAAAAATAAAAAAATATTCTTTGAATGGCATGGATATACATTTAATGAAATGTTACACAAAGGTGAAGTGGTTGAATGGCGGGAACAATTAAAGTATATTATGATAGATCTATATAATTCCGGCACCTACAAACTCACAATGTATCCTCATTGCCATTTCTTAGATGCTAACGGTATTATGAAAACCATTGATTGGTACGGATGTGTTCCTGTACTCAGTCCGTTAATTAAATCAAAATACATGGATGCTATTATTCACGAGACTGCTAGGTTTCGATTAGATGAAACAGAACGAACTGATACTCACTACAATTTAGAACTAATGTACAAGCAATCAATGCGCAATCATGTCAAGTGGCAAGATCAATCTTTAGAATATATCTATGACGAAATATATCGGAACAACTGAAGGTATTGTAGACTGGGATAGCATTATTGCTAATATTCAGCCTCGCACCGGCGATCACAATACAGTTAGTAGTGTAGTTGATCGTTCGGAATCTACCTGGGCAGATGATCCTGCATTGCTAGGATCTTATCATGAGATTATCAGCACTTGGCAACGTGCTAATTATGATTTAACTAATATTGAATGGTGGGACTATTATCCGGGACAGCATTTTGATATAAGCGTACAGGAAAAGTTTGCCGACCTAGTCAATGCAGATCCATTAAGAGTATTTGTTAGTGAAGTAATGCCCGGACAGTGCGCACCCTATCATTGGGATGTAGAAGACCTCGAAGCAGAATGGTTAGCAGTTGGTCCGCTAGTTCGGTATGTGTGTTTTATGGACAAACCACATTTTGGCAATGTGTTTATTTTAAAAGAAGAATGCTTTTATCTTGCTGAACAACACAGCATCTATGAGTGGGACCACTATAGAGATTACCATGCCGGGACTAGCTGTGGTATACATCCACAATACCTGTTCCATTTCTTAGGTAGACCAAGATGATAAATTATGTAGGCATATGCAACACTGTAGATTGGAATAGTTTAATAACAGATATTGTCAACCAAAAACCTGCTGAGATCGGACCCAAGCACAAAGCCGGTGATCCATTGCCCGGTCTAGACGAAATAACCGATATGTGGGATAAGGCTGGATACAAGATTCCCGAACTTGGCGGCACTGTTATTTGGGATATGTTCTTTCCGGGAGTGAACTTTGACCAAAGCATAGTAGACAAGTTTTCCGAATATGTTGGATTAGAATCTGTTAATAGTTGTTGGATTAGCCGTATATGGCCAGGCCACTTTGCTCCTATACATTGGGACGTAAATGACGACGAGATTAACCTCAGCAAGCAACCAGACAAACCACGTTGGCATTGTCACATAGGTAAACCAGAGTTCGGTCATATATTCATAGCAGGCGACAACTGTTTATATAATCAACAACAAGGCGCAACGTACCAATGGAGCAGTCGTAAACTTTGGCATGCTGGTACTAACTGCGGACTTAACCCAAAATACATTCTAAATATATGGTAAACAAAATAGTCGAGTGGCAGAATAAAATCGAATCAGCATCAGGAAGCAAGACTTTTTGTGTACTTCCGTGGATACACTTTGCCACTAGGCCCAATGGCGACATGCGACTATGCTGTTCAGCTAATGCTAGTGGCGCAGGTGAAAACCATACTGTAGGTCTTGTTAAAAATGAAAAGGGTCAACCAGCAAACTTTGGACGTGAAACTCCTATGAGTGCGTGGAATAATGAATACATGAAAGATGTACGGTTGACCATGCTGGAAGGAAAGATACCTGCCAGTTGTAGCAAATGTATTGCTGAGGAGTCACGGGGTGTTGCCAGTAAGCGTATTTGGGAAACAGGTTCCTGGATGGAAGATGGCATTGACGTTGAAGAGCTCATTAAGCAAACAGAAGAAGATGGCACTGTTCCTGAGAAACTTGTTTACTTAGATTTAAGATTAGGCCATACTTGTAACCTCAAGTGTGTTATGTGCAGCCCGCATGATAGCAGTCAATGGGTGGGCGACCATAAAAAGATGTATCCGTTGTTTCAGGCAAAGGAACTCAAAGAACAAATGTCTTGGGATCGTAAAGAGTTTAACAATAAATGGCACGAAAATCCAGACTTCTGGAAAGAGATGTACGCACAGATTCCTAACCTAAAGCAGGTTTACTTTGCCGGCGGTGAGCCTTTAATGATCCGTGAGCATAAGTGGTTCTTGGAAGAAATTATTCGGCAGGGATATGCAGACAAGATTCTTATACGTTACAATACAAATGGACTATTAGTAGATGATGAAATTATTGAACTATGGAAGAAATTCAAAAAAGTTAAAGTCGGCTTTAGTATTGATGCTGTCGGCGATCGCAATTGGTATATACGCTATCCTAGCGATTGGGATACTATCGAACGGAACCTTCATATACTAGACAACACTCCAGACAACATACACGTTAGTATTGCCACAGCCATACAAGTTTTAAATATTAAACACCTAGCAGATTTTGCTCGTTGGAAGATAGAACAGAATTTTAAAAAGATTAACTTTGGAAATGTTACCGGAGGAATACAAGCAGGCGGCGGCATTTTCAACATGCACCTATTATACATTCCCACTTTCTTGAGTATCAGATGTTTGCCTGAATCAGATAAAGCAGAAGTACGCAGAAGTTTTGCCGAGCTTGCTAACTGGTTACATGAAAATTATAGACAGGATGAAGACTTTTGGAAACATAATCCTTACGGTTGGAAACGTTGGCAAGCCGTATTAGATTTTATGGATGCTGAAGATCACACAGATCTATTACCTGCTTTTAAAGAATACATCGAACGATTGGATACGCTACGTAAAACAAACTTTGCCGAAGTCTTTCCAGAAATCAAACATCTAATTGACAAATGAATAAAAAATTAATTCAGATCGAAAACAATCATGATCCGCGTGTGCTTAGAATCGAGTGGGCTATGGGTAACCTATGCAATCAAAGTTGCTATTATTGTTTTCCAGGCTCGCACGAAGGAGACATTCCCTGGCCTTCGGATATAGAATTGTTAAAAAGGAATTTTGGCAAACTGTTTGATCACTATAAGAAATTTGGCAAGGATATTTTTCAATTATATCTAATTGGCGGAGAACCTACTCTGTGGAAAGAGCTTCCTAAACTAACAGAATACTTTAAAGAAAATTATGATGTTATCATAAACATTTCAACTAACGCATATAGAAAACTAGATTGGTGGGAACGCAACGGAAAGTTCTTTGATCACGTTGAGATTTCTGTACATAACGAGTTTGCCAAAGTAGAACACTTGATGGCTGTTGCTGATCAGTTATATCAAGCAGAAACAATGGTAGTAGCAAATGTGTTAATGGATCCTAAGAACTTTGATTACTGCCAAAGCATTGTGGAAAAAATGAAGACCAGTAAACACGATTGGCCCATTATTCTAAAGACTGTGCATTTTGATGGTGTACCTACTTACACCGACGAGCAAAGAAAATTCTTTGATGTAATGAAACCTAGAATGCCCAATAAAGAAAACATTAGAAAGTTCTTTAAGGGCAAGCTAGAAGAAAACAAATACTGGGCAATATTTGATGATGGTGAAAAGTTTAGTACGCCCGGGGATAGATGGTTTGCTCTAGAAAAACTAAATCACTTTTATGGCTGGCAATGTAATCTAGGTGTGGACATGATCAAGATCAATTTCAACGGTGAAATTTCTGGGTCGTGTTTAGAATATCTATACGGACTTGATTATCATTATAATTTATTGCAACACGATTTTGCAGAAAAGTTTGAACCTGAAATAAAATCACTACGCTGTACTAAAATTATTTGTTCTTGTACGGCAGAGATTGTTATACAAAAACATAAAGTAATTAATTTAACTGTAGTTCAGTAACTTCATTCCAGATAATATCAAAATCTTCTTTGTCTCTTGCTTTTGAGATACACATACCGCAACCGCATCGTTGATTAGGGCAAACAATTGCCTGCGGTGATGTTAATCGATCCATTACTTCTTGCAGCATCAGAGGCACATTGTTTAAGCTGCCTAATGCTCCTCTCTTATTTCCGTGTAATGCTTGACATGTTTGATGATGATACACTAACTTGGTAGCTTGATCTATGTGTAAGAAGTACCAGTCTACCATACAGTTCCATCCTTTAAAATCTGTATCAACTAATACAACTGGTTTCCATTCTCCGTCTACCTTTCCTTGTAAACATCTGCCACCGCAACAGGATCTACCTAGACTGCCTCCCTCGGAAGCGGTGTCGTCTTTTTTCTCAATGCCCTTTTTGTTCCAGAACCATTGTTTCTGTTCAGCAGTATAGGTGTGTGAAGTTCGCCGTTGGCTTCCGTCAGCATCTTGAAACCACCCTGTTCGTTCAATTCCGCCGTCACCGATTGGTCTTGGCTGATATTTTACGTTGTGCTTTTCAAGTAACTCACAAATTTCTACACACTCGTCCCAATGATCAACATGCAACATGACATTGACTTGTAACCAAATGTTAGTCTTTGACAGCTCTAGTATATTCTTAATCACACGATCTTTAAACTTCTGCGAAGCTTCTGCATGATAGCTAATAGTAACACCGAAGAACTCTTTAACAATTCGTTTAGAGTATTCCGGACCCCAACTACCATTTGTAGTTAGGCTGAGATTAAAGTTTTCGCCTTCTTGTTTAATTAAAGAAACTAATTTCCAGAAGTCTGGATTAATGGTAGGTTCGCCGCCAGTAAAGTTAATACCAGTTCCAACAGGATGCCGGCGTCTAGAATTATATATTGCTGTCCAACTTTTAATAAATTCAAATTTATTTTTTAATTCGTCGTACTCGGTATAAGAACTAGTGATATTGTGCCTTGTAGATTCGCAATACGTGCAATCAAAATTGCATCGTCTGCCAATGTCCCAAGTGACCATCATTGACTCTTCTTTAACTGATCTAATGGCTGTGGTTTTAATCATGTTTCTCTTTGGTTAATGGAATGTCGGCTGCGCATGTACACCAGTCTCTGGTACAGACAATTTGTTCTGTAACTGGCTTAAATGTTTTATTATAGATATTACCGAGACTGCCTCCTACTCGACAGGTAGCACGATGTACTTCACCATCCCAGTTTATCATAAGACTTTCAATGCCGGCCGAGCAATGCCAGCCTTTAAAATTATTCATATGCAATTTGATCACATCATTAGCATGCATTATTTTTTCATTGTCTATTCTAACATTGGGTTTAGCAGTAGCATCGTGGGCAATGATCCATTCAAGATCCTTACCGTCATATTTAAGATCATCAAATACGTTGTGATCGCCTTCGGTCCATCTTATTCTACGTACTGCATATTTGATTCCTATTTCGTGTAATTCTTTAACTGCCTGTCGAACACCATCCATATGTTTATGATGCGCCATAACATTGACAAAAAATTCACGTTCGGTGCCATCGTAGAATTGTTTAATAGTATGCAACACTCTGCGCCAGTCTTGCTCAAAGTGTAAACTAAAAACAACATGGTTAAAAAACATTTCGTTATCTAAATACCACTTGGCAGTACGTGTGCCGTTAGTTGTAAGATTAATCCAAAAGATTCCTTTGCGTTTACAATAATCTAATAGGTCTTCGAAGTCCGGATGCACAGCAGGCTCTCCACCAGTAAAACTAATTCTCACTGGTCGATCTAATGCTACCAACTGATCAATAACCCCTTCTAATATATTAATATCAGTGTGTGGGCTAAAGCTGTCATGGATGCTGCTGGGACAATAACTACAATCATAGTTACAACGTTTACCAAGATTCCATTCAACTTTAATTTGATCTTGATGCGGCCATGAACTGGTAATTTTATTCATAGCATTGATTCTGCATAATCAGAAGCTGCTTGGTGATACAAAGGACCATAGTGACCTCCTAGTTTAGCTGACCAGTCACGGGCCTTGTG